TGTCATCAATTTTATCGAGTAGCTGCGCATTCCGTCCGGCAAGGGGCAGGGCGAACGTTTTAAGCTGGACGACTGGCAGAAATCTTTTATCCGCGACATCTACGAGCCGACGCTACCGGATGGCCGGCGCGCCGTTCGCCGCGCGATCCTGTCGATGGCGCGCAAGAACGGCAAGTCGACCGTAGTTGCCGGTATCGCACTGGCGCACCTTGTAGGTCCGGAGGCGATCGTCAACGGCGAGATTTATTCGGCGGCGAACGACCGCGATCAGGCCGCGATCATCTACAAGCTAGCGCGGCAGATCGTGCTGCTCGAGCCGCGTTTCAAGAACCTGATCGACGTGGTGCCGTCAACGAAGACGATGGTGGGGCGGCGCACCGCTTCGGTCTATCGCGCGTTGTCAGCCGAGTCGGGCACCAAGCACGGCTACCTGCCAAGCCTCGTCATCTACGACGAGCTGGCGCAGGCCAAGAACCGCAATTTGTACGACGTCCTTGACACCAGCTTCGGCGCGCGTGAAGAGCCGTTGTTCATCGCAATCAGCACCCAGTCGAACGATCCCGAGCATATCCTTAGCCAACTGATCGATGACGGACTTAGCGGTGCTGACCCTTCAATCGTGTGTCATCTGCATGCTGCCGACGAGGACTGCCCGTTAGACGATCGCGAGCAGTGGAAGAAGGCCAATCCCGCCCTAGGCTCCTTCCGCGACTTCAACGACCTTGAGACCTCCGTCAAGAAGGCAATGCGGATGCCGGCGGAAGAACCGAAAGTCCGCAACTTGTTTCTCAATCAGCGGGTCGCGCCGGTGGCGGTGCTGATCCCGCGCGCCGACTGGGAAGCCTGCGCCGGCAACGTCGAGTTCGCGGACGATGAAGAGCTGTACGGCGGACTCGATCTGTCAAGCACCAACGACCTGACCGCACTGGTTCTCGGCTCGAGCAAGGACCCCATGAAAGTAAGGTCGCTGTTCTGGAAGCCGCTGCAGTCACTGGTTACGCATTCCAATCGTGATTTCGGCGCCGGCAACCAGCGCTACGTCGAGTGGCACAAGGCCGGTCACCTCGACACCTCACCCGGTCGCTCGATCGATCTGGAAGTGATCGCGCGCAAGCTGGCGGAGCTGACCGAGAGATACCGGATCAAGGCCATCGCCTACGACCGCTGGAGAGTTGACGACCTGCTGAGAGAATTCGACCGGATCGGACTGAAGGCGTTCAAGGACGACGGCAAGGGCAACGACGGCTTCGCGGGCCTGCGGCTGGTGCCGTGGGGACAGGGCTACAACGACATGGCGCCGGCGATCGACGCGCTCGAGCGCGCGATCATGGACAAGACGATCATTCATTCGAACAACCCGGTGCTGAACTGGAACATTTCGAACGCGATCGCGGTACTTGACCCTGCCGGCAACCGCAAGATCGACAAGCAGAAGGTCAGGTTCCGGGTCGACGGTGCCGTAGCACTGGCAATGATGGCGGGAGTACGTTCGCGTGACCGCGCCAACGTATCGGACATCGAAGCCCTGATCGGGTGACACGACATGTCAATGGGACTGCACGGCACTGCCACGAACCCGCACGGCAGCGGGACGACGACGCACGATTGGGTGGTCACGTATCGCCTCGAGAACTGCGATCGTCCCGGTGACTGGGGCATCGTCGAGTTCTATCGCGGCAGCGAGGACGAGTGCCGGCGGATCGGTTGCGCGTTTGCCGGCGGCACCAGTGACGTCGTTGCCACTACCGGCTGGCGCGTGATGATCGGGCCGGCGGCTGACTGGGAAGACTTTCTGTCTGAAGCCAACGAGTCAATGTTATAGGGAGGCGACTATGGGAACACTCGGCGCAATTCTTCTCGGCATCATCAACATCGCAATCGTCATCGCAGTTCTGGTCCTGATCGGGCTGGTGATCGTGTGGTTCATGAGCTATCTCGGCTTTCCGATCCCGGCACAGGTGCAGAAAGTGTTCATGATCATCGTGGCGCTGATCGCACTGTACATGCTGGTGGCGCTGCTGCTGGGGCTGCCATTGCCCTTTCGCGTCATCGGCTACCACGCCGTCCATGCAGCGGTCACTTGACCGCACACCAAACATCATGACCCCGGAGCGACGATGACCCCCGATCCGATCCCGCTGGGCGCCGGCTACAATCAGAACTTTACGCTGTTTTGCGGCGAGGACAAGATACTGTCGATCGGCATGCCCGGTTACGACGTCGCCGGCGCCACTGCGCTCGAGTGGTGGCTGGCGAAGTCGGTGTTCGCGGACGACCTGACCCCCGGTGACGTGCTGATCAAGAAGTCGCTCGCTGCCGGGACCATTGAACTAGATGCTGACGGTGGACTCACGATCACGCTCGACGGCGCCGACAGTCAACTTATCAAGCCGGAACTGTACTATCACGAACTCAAGATCACGCTGGCCGGTGGCCAGACCAAGGTCGCAATGACGGGTAACGCCGTCATCCGCATGTCACTCACCACGGAGGCTGTACCATGACGCTACAGATCGTTGACGGGCCAACAATTCTTGCAGGCGAGTCGCTCAGTGACGGGGCCGACTGCTCCGCCGGCGACATCGTGCGCTTCACGATCCCGCAGGAATTCACCGACGCCAACCTGACGTTCCAGATTTCGAGCGACGGCAACTTCTACAACGACCTGTACGACGCACGCGGCGACGAGGTCACGATCCCGGCCAAGCCCGACAGTGCCATCGTCATCAAGGGCGAAATCTGGGGAGCTGCGATCAATTTCATCAAGATCAGGTCGGGTACGCGTAGTCACCCGGTCCCGCAGGACGAGGACTGCAAGCTGGCAATCGCAATCGACGTGCCGGCGTAACACTGGAGCAGGCCGATGCCCAATCCATCTGATTTCGACAACAGGGACGATTTCGTGTCTGCCTGCATCTCGGCGCGGCAGCGCGAGAACCCCGGCGAGGACGTCGATCAGTCGGTCGCCGCCTGCAACTCGATCTGGGATGAACATGTTAAGTCCGCAAAGGGCAGACGCAAGGACGTGACGCCGGAACCGGACGAGGACTACGAAGATTTCATGGACCGCTGCACCAACGACGAAGGTGAGGAAGCGGACGACTGTGAGATTTACTGGAGCGAGCGCTCAGTCAAGGGTCGTCAAGTCGACAAGGTCGTGCACAAGACTCACGCTGAGGACGTGCAGGGCATGGAGTTCGTGCTATCGGACGAGACACCGGACCGGATGGACGACATCATCATGTCGGACGGTTGGCAACTTAATAATTTCAAGAAGAACCCGATCGCACTGTTCGGTCATCGCAGCGACTTCCCGATCGGCAAGTGGGTAAACGTTCGCGTCGAGAACAAGCAGTTGCGCGGGCACCTGCAGATGGCGCCGGAAGGCACCAGCGAACGGATCGATGAAATTCGCCGGCTGATCGATGCCGGCATTCTCAAGGCAGTCAGCGTCGGGTTCCGTCCACAGGAACATGAAGCGCTCGACAAGGAAAACCCGTTCAGCGGATTTAAGTTCACGAAGCAGGAACTGGTTGAGACGTCACTGGTCAGCGTACCGGCGAACCCGAATGCGCTGTCGGTGGCCAAGTCATTGAGGATTTCCCCCGAGACGCAACAACTCGTCTTCGCCAAGCAGGGCGCAAGGGACGAAGTGCAGCGGCGCGGGTTCACCGGCAAGCAAGCCGTCATGTCACGTCGAAGAGGAGTAGTGACGATGTCACTCTCGAAGAGAATTGAAGACGCCGAGACGCGTCTTACTGCAAAGAAGGACGCTCTGGCGGCTATGCTCGAGAAGGTCGATGACAGCAATGTTAGCGACGAGCAGCTCGAGCAGGTAACTGCTGCGAACGCCGACATCGCGCAGGAAGAGCGTGGACTTGCCGTGTTGCGCGAGTCTGAAAAGCACCTGTCGGCAACGGCTGAGCAGCCGGGGCGGTCGCTGATCGCGGCGCCTGCGGTCATTCCGGCGAAGAAGAACGGCGGCACGGCACCTGCCGCACGTCCGTTCAACATGTCGGTGAAGAAACTCGATCCGATCGATCTGCTGGTCCGTGCGGGGACGGTGCAACTGTTCTCGCATATCCACAAGAAGCCGATCGATGAAATTCGCCGTGCAATTTACGGCGAAGACGAGTCGACCAAGGTTATCGTTGACTGGGCACAGCGGGCAGCTTCCGCACCAGCCCTGTCAACTGTCACCGGTTGGGCGGCGGAGCTGGTGCAGCAGATCGTGGTCTCGTTCATGGAGACCCTGTTGCCTAAGTCCGTGTTCCCACGGCTGTCGAACGCCGGCCTGTCGCTGTCGTTCGGTCGTAACGGCAAGATCATCATTCCGACACGGGCGAGGACGCCGACAATTGCCGGTTCGTTCGTCGGTGAAGGACTGCCGATCCCGGTCCGTCAGGGCCTGTTCACGTCGCAGACGCTCGTTCCGAAGAAGATGGCGGTCATCACGACTTGGACGCGCGAAATCGACGAGCATAGCATTCCCGCAATCGAGGGACTGCTGCGCAATGCGATCGGTGAAGACACGGCAATCTCGCTCGACGCCGTCCTTCTCGACGCCGGCGCCGCGACTGCGGTCCGTCCTGCCGGCATCCTCAACGGTGTCTCCGGTCTGACGCCGACTGCGGGTGGCGGCTTCAACGCAGCGGTGGGCGACATCAAGGCGCTCACTGGTGCACTGCTCACCGGTACTGCCGGCAATATTCGCAACCCGGTGTACTTGATGAACCCGCAGCAATTGGCCAGTCTCGGCTTGATTGCAATGCCGGGTGCAGGCGTGTTCCCGTTCCGCGCGGAAGTGGCGGCGGGCAATCTCGGTGGCTGGTCAATCATCGACTCTGGTACGGTGCCGATGGGTACGGTCATTGCAATGGACGCTGCTGACTTTGTCAGCGTTAGCGGCGATGCTCCTCGCTTCGAGCTGAGCGATCAGGCAACGTTGCACATGGAAGACACTGCGCCGACTGACATTACGACGACAGGTGCGCCGGCGGTTGCCGCGTTCCCCGTCAAGTCGATGTGGCAGACGGACAGTATCGCGCTCCGCCTCATCATGCCGGTCAACTGGACGATCCGTCGTCCGGGTGTCGTGGCATGGGTCGCCGGCGTCACGTGGTAAGTGTTTGCTGAACCCGCCCTAGATTATGAAACTGGGGAAGTGATACGGGGAATGCAAGGGGCACGACCGTTGACCGTAGTCACTCGGTAGGTACGGCCCCACAATTCAAACAGGAGTAGAGTCGATGACTGAAGTTGATCACGCTGCGGCAAGCAAGGCTGCATTGGAGGCTGACAAGAAGCGTCAGGATGAGGCACGCAAGAAAGTCAAGGAAGACCGTGAAGCGCGTGAGAAGTCCGGCAAGGAAGTGAAGGAAGCAGGCGCCGTCAAGCCGACGCCGACGCAGGAAGAGAACGATCTTGCGGCGATGGGCGTTCATGGTGAACTTGAAGCAGATGGCAGCCCGGAAGAGCCGGCAGCTGGCGCTACCAAAGACTCAAAGGACTCGAAGCCGGTAGCAGCTCCGAAGGGTGGCTATTCAACGAGGTCAGCTGGCTAAAAACTAAGGGTGTTCCCCACTCAGTTCCCGTAGCCAGTTGGACGGGGCGTGGTCGGATAGATGGCGAACTTGATAACAGCTGCAACCTGTTCGTTACTGCCTGACCACGCTTTTTACAGGAAGGTAAGATGGCTCTCAAGGACCTAGTAGCACGCGTGGGTCGGTCGATCGTCAAGGCGGCTGAGGGACAGCCGCGACCGGGACCATGGCAACTGCCGGTCACTGGCGGCTGGCTGCCGGCCAACGTCGGCAGTTCGATCAACTGGTGGCAGAACGGCTACAACGTCGAACGCATGGCGCCCTCCGCCATGGTGGAAGCCTGCATCGCAGCCTACAGTCAGACCAGTGCAATGTGTCCCGGTGCGCACTGGTTGACCAATGACAAGGGCGGACGTGAGTGCATTGACACTTCCGATCTGTCGCGCATCCTGCGCATTCCTAATTCCTATCAGTCCATTTCAGATTTCATGCTCAACGCCGTACGGTCGCTGTACGCGGACGGCAACACGTATGCGCTGGCGCTGCGCAACAGCCGCTACGAGGTCGACTCGCTCCACCTGATGGACCCGCAGAAATGCATGCCCTACGTGGCGGAAGACGGGTCGGTGTTCTTCATGCTGGGCGGCAATCCGGTGATCGACAAGACGATCCCGGACATGGAACTGGTGCCGGCGCGCGACGTGCTGCACATCAAGATGAACCAAGAGCCGTACGGCCTGCGCGGCGTCAGTCCGCTGGTGGCAATCTATCGCGACATGGCGCTGACCGACGCGATTTCAAGTCAACAGGTCAGTTTCTATCTCAATCAGGCACGACCGAGTCATGTGCTGACGACCGATCTGCGACTTGACAAGGATCAGGTCGAGATGCTGCGCCAGAAGTGGGACGAGCAGTCGCGCGGCGTCGGCGTCGGTGGCACACCAATTCTGTCATCCGGCCTCAAGCCAATACAGATTTCGACCAATTCGATCGACTCGCAGCTGGCCGACACGATGAAGACGACTGACCAGCGCATCGCGCTCGCCTATCGCATTCCGCTACAGATGTTCGGGCTAGGCGGCGGGCAGATCGGTTCGACCGAAGCATTGATGCAGATGTGGATTGCGACCGGACTTGGGTTCTGTCTCAATCACGTCGAAGAGTCGATGGGCAATTTCTTCAAGCTTGATGGCGTACCTGACGAGTATCTCGAGTTCGATACCAGTGTCCTGTTGCGATCGGCATTCAAGGATCGCGTCGATGCCTACGTCCGATCGGTGCAGGGAGCAATTCATTCACCCAACGAGGCACGTGCTGCATTCGATATGGAACCAGTCAAGTTCGGTGACGAACCGCGCGTACAGCAGCAGGTCGTTCCATTGAGTGCAGCGGGTAAAATCCCAGCGTCCCCAGCACCGGGAGCGCCACCGGCCCAGCCGGCGGCAGATGGACCGGAAATTTCCGATCCTCCGTCGCCTGATGCACCGAAAGGCATAACCGATGCTGAAAAGTCAAGTATTCTCACCTCATTCAGAACCGCGCATGCCCGCCACCTCTCCGTTTGAGTTGCTGGCGGAAGAACTCGGAGCTGTTGCCGGTCGGATCGAGCGGGAGTCCGCCTATCGATTTGCAGCGCTCGTCGCTGACGTCGAGCGCAAGTTTGCGGAGCGCGAGCTGCAGATTGAGCGATTGCAGAAGTCGCTCGAGATTACGATGGCAGCCAATTTTGCGCACTGGGACAAGATCACTAGCGACAGAGTGACGTCGCTGAAGGATGGCGTAGATGGAAAAGATGGACAGTCCGGGGCGCAGGGTGAACGTGGCGAGAAGGGCGCGGACGGTGCACCCGGCTTACGTGGTGAGACCGGGCTGCAAGGCCTGCAGGGAATTGAGGGAGCGCGCGGCGAGACTGGCTCAGTGGGTGAAAAAGGTGATCGCGGTGAAGTAGGATCA